TTTTACGAACTGAAAGCAAGGTTAATTGATAAAGCGCTTGCACGTGTCCATGGTGAGGTAATGAAGGTTTTGGCTGAAAAAATACGCAAGGGAAATACCCGGGCAATAGAGCTTTATCTAAAGACAACTGGGCGGATAACTGAAAGACTGGAACTAAATGGAAGTCTTAACCTTGACGTTCAAAACAGGTTGCTTGAAGTTAAAAAGCGTTTAGAAGAAGACTCTAACAAATAATAATTTGTTGTGGTGAGGATTTGGCGAGAAGAAGAAAACTAAAGAGTGAACAACTTTTTGAGTTATATGCCAACGTCCTAAGGCGGGCAAAATCCAGCCTGCCCGCCTTTTATCGTGCCTTTCTATCTGACGACACTCAATGGATTAAGCCCGCCGATTTTCATTATCAGATTTCTGATATTCTTCTTTACAGTAAGAAAAACTTTGCGGTGGAAGCCTTTAGGGAATCGGGAAAAAGCGAATATGTCTGCAAGGCTTTTCCGCTTTATCGCCTTATGTTTCCGTCTTTAGAGTCGCTTTATATCGTTCTTATCTTGCGCAACCAGCGAAATGCAACTAAAAAACTGAAAGAAATTGCTGCCATTCACCAATCCGACCCTCTCTTTCAAATCAATGTTGCAAAAGTTGTTGAGCAGTCCGCTGAAGCATATGAAGTGGAGCTGAAAGATTGGGAAGGCTGTAAGGTTCGGATTGAGGCTTATGGTAAAGGTGCAACGTTGAGAGGTATCAATTGGAACGGACGTCGCCCCGATATAATCATTATGGATGACGTTCAAGATTTTGAAGATGCCCAAAGTGAGACTGTTTTAGAGAAGGATTGGGAATGGTTTTTGAGCGATGTTAAGCCTCTTGGAAAGCGCAGTAGGATTTTTATTATTGGGAATAATCTTGGTGAAAAATGCTTGATTGAGAGGATTTTTGAGCATGCAAAGGAATTGGAATTTGAGACCCTCAGGATTCCAGCGATAGACGAGAACGGTAATCCAACTTGGGCTGAGAAATTCAGCCTTGAATACCTTGAGAAGGAAAAAGAGGCTTACAGAAAGGCTGGCAAACTTGAGATTTGGTATCGTGAGCGTTTATGTCAGGCAATAGCTGGCGAAACACAGGTTTTTAGGCGTGAGTATTTCCACTACTATTCACCGAATGAAATTCCTCGTCTTATCCAAAATTGCAATGTTTATATAACCGTTGACCTTGCGATTTCTGAAAAGGAAACGGCTGACTATACCGCCATCTGTGTTGTGGCGGTTGACAGCGAAAACAGATGGTATGTCTTAGATGTGATATATGGGCGATTCAATCCTTCCGAAACAATTGACAAAATTTTCTGGGCAGTCCAAAAATACCATCCAGTTTGTGTTGGGATAGAGAAGGTTCAATATCAGGCGGCGCTTCAGCATTTCCTTGAAAAAGAGATGAGGCGAAGAAATGTATTCTTCCGCATAGAAGAGTTAAAGGCGCAAAAACAAAAAGAAATTCGCATCAAAGCACTACAACCACGCTTTCAGCAGGGGCTTGTTTTGTTCCCAGATATTGCCGACTGGCTTGCGGAAATGGAAAGCGAATTACTTACTTTTCCAAAAGGGAAGCACGACGACCTAATTGACGCTTTAGCCTATACTGAACAAATCGCACAGCCGCCAGCATCAAGTATTAAGCAGAAAAAACCGATTCCATCTTGGAGGGCATTATGAAGGATTTCGAAAAGATTGCAGAAAAAATCAAAGAATTTGAGGCACTTGCAGAACAAGACGAGAAAGAACTTGAGCAAAAGCTCATGCGGGAAATAGAAAAAGCTGAGCACCACGACTGGAAAGCGTTTTTGGGATTTATCGCTATGGTCGTTTTGTTCGTAGCAGCATACATGTTTGAAGAATTTGGGCATATATTTGGCTCTGGCGTTTTGGCAGGTTGGGGATTTTTGGCATTTTTATTTGCTTTCGTTTCAATCATCAGAGAGGTGAAGGAGCGTAACGATGAGGATTAATCAAGAGGCAATTCTCTCAAAAGTTCAACAGGACATTCAGCAAGCTGAGGCTTATTATCAGTCTTACATAGAGCCGAAAGTTTTAGAGCGTTACCAACTTTATAACGCCGACAAAGAATACTACAAGCAAAAATTTCCAAAACTTTCTAACCGTTCAAGCGTAACTTCAACCGATATTGCCGACACGATAGAATGGGCATTGCCTTCACTAATCCGCATATTCTTCGGCTCTGAGGACGTTGTTAGTATTAAGGGGCGGACGGCTGAGGATGATAGACAAGCTGAAGTAATGCAGAAGCTAATTAATTTTCAGATTCAGCGCCTTAATCCTGGTTTTATGATTTTCTACCGCTGGTTTAAGGACGCAATGATAACGGGATTGGGAATCGTAAAATGCTACTGGGATAGGGATATTGAGGAAGATGTAAAAGAGGACTACTTTAGCGCTGAGGGCTTACAAATCCTTTCACAAGACCCAAGAATTGAGGTTTTGAGTGCTGAGCTTGAGGGCGCTTATTATCGTGTGAAATACAAAATTAAACGTTTGAAAAAGAATCAGCCTGTTTTAGAGAACGTCCCGACTTCTGAGTTTATCTTTAATCCCAACGCCTTGAATATTAAAGATTCACCTTTCGTTGCCCATCGCAAATTAGTAACTGCCGACTACTTGAGGCGCAAAGCCAAAGAAGGCTGGTATGACAAAGAGGCGGTTGAGAAAGCAATAGAAGGTGGTGGTAACGAGAAATACACCGATAGCGTAGAAACCTACCTAAAGCCGTTTAAAACTGAATTCACCAATCCGCCTGATAGCGCAAGGCGTCAATTTTTGCTTTATGAGTGTTATACGCAGTATGACATCAACGGTGACGGCTTGCTTGAAAACGTAATTATTACTGTTTGTAATGGACAAATTTTAAGGATTGTGGAAAACATATACGGCAGACCGCCGTTTTTTGTAATAAGCCCGATTTTAGAACCTTACCAAATTTGGGGCAAGTCTTTCGCCGATATCCTTCAGGATATTCAGGATATTAAGACTGCACTTATCCGTCAATTAATTGTGAATATCGGGCTTAACAATGACCCCAAGATGTTTATTGATGAAAAAGTCGTAAACATAGACGACTTGCTTAATGATGCTGCTTTTGTAAGAGTTGAGGGCAACCCAGGTGCAGCAGTTGTGCCGTTTCCAATCCGCCCATTAGCACCGTGGACGTATAACTTTTTGGAATATTGGGAGGAGTTAAAGCAGAATAGGACAGGAATAACCAAGTATACGCAAGGACTTGATTCCAAGGCGCTCAACCATACAGCAACCGGAATTCAACTTATAATGAATGCTTCTAACCAACGCCTTGAACTTATTGCCCGCATTTTTGCCGAAACAGGTATAAAAGACCTGTTTGACTTCCTTGTTTACCTCAATCAGCGATTTATTGACCAAGAAACCGTTGTTAGACTTACAAATGAAGACCTAATTATTCATCCTGACGACCTTAAGGGTGAGTTTGACCTAATTGTTAATGCTGGTGTTGGAGCGGGAGTAAAAGAAACAACACTTCAAAACCTTCAGACCTTGCTTTCTATGTATCCGCAACTTATTCAGCTTGGTATTGTTACACCGAAAAACGTTTACAATGCGATGAAGAAATATATTGAAACACTTGGATTTAAGAATGTTGACGACTTTATTACGCCACCTAATACTGGAGGGATGAATGCAGGAGAAGTTAGTGCAGGAATACCTCAGGGGATTGCGGGCGCAGGAGCAGTTACAGGACTTCCGCAATCTTCTGGAAGCGTGCAGGCAGGAGATATACAAGGAATGGCAGAACAGCAACCCGGAAGAATGGGAATACCTGAGGGCGGAACTTAATGTTTTGAGTAAATTAGAGAGGATTTTTAACAAATGGATTGCTGACGGTAAGGTTGTAAAAGAGAGGATAGAAAAAGAGGCTGGTTCACAAAAATGAGATTGACTTTTAAGGAAAATTGTTTAAAGATAAAGGCTAAAGGAGGAAGAAGATGGAAGAAATGAAAAACGGGACTCTTGCGGCAGAGCAGGAGCAACCCGTAGAGACGCAACAAACAGCAGAAACACAAGCAGAACCACAGTTTAGGCTCACAGAAGACGGCTCTATTGACGGCGATTTTTCTGATTGGGGACTCACCGAAGGCGAAAAGCCCGAGAGTGAGCAACCCAAACAGGAAGAAGAACAGCCGAAGTATTACACCAAAGAGGAAATTGAGCAATTAGGCATTGACAAACTTGACCCCAATCGCATTCCGCCTGAGCTTTTGCCGTTTTACAAGTCAATGCAGGCGGATTATACACGCAAAACACAGGCTTTAGCGGAGGAAAGAAAGGCAGTTGAAAGGCTTCTGGACAAGGCTTTAAGCCACCCAGAGCTTGCAAAAGAGTTTATGGGCGACCCCGAACTTGTCCAGCTTGCACAAAAGCACCCCGAATTGGGGCAAAAATTGCAGGCTGTAAGCCAAATGGCACAGCCAGAGCAACCTAAAAACCAGTTTGAACTAATTGCTGAGCAAGCTAAAAGGGCAGTTGAGCAAGAATTGGGCGAGGAATTCGATGAATTTAACCCTACTCATATGGCTGCACTTGCCGTAAAAGTGCAGGAAATTCAACAGCAATTTGCAAGACAGCAAGCGGTTCACCAAAAACTTGCAGAATTACAGGCTTCTGAGCCACATTTTGCCGAAATTGACCGATATGCTGAACAAAAATTAAGCCAGATGCCTTACGCTGAGGCAGTAAAAATCTTAAATGCAATGCAAACTGGTGATATTGACACACTTTTGAACTTCTGGAACCAATGCCGTCAAGAGTGGTATAACCAGAATCTTGGGCAGAAACAGGAAACTCAACCACAACCCCAGCCTCAAAAACTTCAAGTTGCTACACCACCACCTGTTGAAAGCGCTGGAAAAGGTGAAGTTGAGACAAAACCAGCTATAACACCGCACGATTTTGCTTATATGAGCGACGACGAGAAAGCTCAAGCGTTAATTAAATTAGGACTTGTTTAAGGAGGTAAACGATGGCATACGAAACAACTTATACTGCCGTTGGAAATAGAGAAGACTTATCCGATATAATCACTAACATTTCCCCAACCCAAACACCTATTTACTCTTTAATTGGCAGAACTGTCGCAAAAGCTACTTATCACGAGTGGCTTGAAGATGAGCTTGCTGCTCCGGGTGCTAACGCACAGGTAGAAGGAGCTGATTTCTCTGGTATTATTCAAGCACCAACAGCAAGGGTTAGAAAAGGAAACTACACTCAAATCTTCAGCAAGGGTTACGGTGTTTCTGGAACTCAAGAGGTTGTTCTCAAGGCTGGTATTAAGTCTGAAATTGCCTACCAGATGGCTAAGGCAATGAAGGAAATTGCCAGAGACGTTGAATATGCAATTATTACAAACGCTGCTGCGGTTGCTGGTGATGCTACAACCGCAAGGCAGATGGGCGGAATTCCTGCCTTCGTAACAACCAACGTGACCGATGCTGGTGGAGTTGCTCTAACTGAGGATATGCTTAACGATGCTATTCAGGCATCTTGGAAAGCTGGCGGTGAGCCTGACACAGTAGTTGTTTCAGGTAAGAACAAGAGGGCGATTTCTGGCTTTACTGCTGGCGTAACAAAAACTGTTTCTGCTGACGATAAGAGACTTATAGCAGCAGTTGATGTTTATGAGTCTGATTTTGGAATGGTTAAGATAATTGCTGACAGATGGATGCCTGACACTGACCTCTTTGTGCTTGATAAGTCTTACCTCAAGGTTGCTTACCTTAGACCATTCAAGCAAGAAGAAGTTGCTAAGACTGGTGATAGAACTGAGAAGGTTATTGTTGGTGAACTTACTCTTGAGGTTAGGGCAGAGAAAGCACAAGCAAGGATTACAAACCTTGGCTAATTGATGGGGTGAACAATGGCTAAAGCTAACGTAATAGCACAAAATTCAATGACCCAGAAGCCGAATGCTTATATATCCGGGCTTATAGGCTACGACTCTGCTGACTACGGCGGAGGTTTTCTCAATTATACACCGCCGACACCTGACGGCGATTTTGACATCAGAATTGCAATTGACACAAACGCCACGACTCCCGGAAAACGCCTCTATGTTTACGCAGGCGGAAGCTGGCATTACGTTGACTTGACGGGGTAGTTGATGCTTAAAGGGTTTGTTTTTGATTATGACACAAAAACTGGAAAAGTAGAACTAAGGCGGACGGTTGACCTGTCCGCCTTTCTTTATTCTAACTACCAAGAGCGTAAATTAATTGGTAGGGGTTTTTCTAAAGGTGGCAATCTAAGAAAAATCGGTTCTATCCCCGTTGATGTTTTGATAAAGCACGGTATAGATATTCATGACGACAACGCAATCAGAAAGTTTTTAAGAGAGCATCCTGAATATAGATGTTCTGAGGGGGCAATATAATGGAAGTTTTTATACCGCAGAGAATTGTTAAAACTTACTCTATTGCTGCAGCTGGAAGTATATCCGACACAATTGATGTTAATTTTGAAGTTTCAAAAGTTAATGTTACCGCTGGTGCAGATGTTACGGCGACACTAACTTTTGGCGGCAAGGATTATGCTACATCTTTTGATGTGGTATCTGACTTTGGGAAACCTTGTAGAGGTGATATTTCTGTTTCTGCTTCTAATGCAGGGGCTGCGGCGGAAACCTTGACAATTGAGATTTTAGGTTGCTTACAGGAGCGCAGGTAATGCTAATGAAAAAACCCGAAAATTTAAAAACTGCACATTTTGTTTGCGGAATCAATGTTTTAAACAAAGATGTTGTTAATATTCCAGAGCACCTTGTTAATATCTTTAAAAACCTTGGTTTTAAAGAGGTGAACAATGGCACAGAAATGGATTCAGGAAATAGAGATAAAGAAGGGAGCGTTACACAGGCAATTGGGAATTCCAAAAGACCAGCCGATTCCGATGAGCTTGCTGGACAAAATACTCTTATCAAAACCAGGCGACGTGATAACTTACGTCGTAAACGGAGAAAAGAAAAAAATAAAAGTAACTCCTAAACTTTTAAAACGTGCAAGGCTTGCAAAAACATTTAAGGAAATGAATAAATGACAGTAGGCGAGCTTTTAGACCAAATCAGGTATATGATTAACGATAGAGATAAACTTGAATATACGGATAACGAGCTTATTAACTATCTTAACCAAGCACAGGACTATATAGCCAACACCTGTATAAACCACCAATATAAAGGCTTTCTAAAAACTACAACTTTAACGCTAACTGATGGCGTTGCGACGTTGCCAGATGATTTTGTTGTAGAAAGTGCTTTATATGCTGGTGACCCACCAAGAAATCTTTTGCCGATAGCACCAGGAACACCAATAGAAGCAAATAGCTATGTTTACAGAATAACTGGCAACCAGTTAGAAAGCGACCAAGATACGATAACACTTGTTTATTACAGCTATCCTCAACAATACTTTAATACAACTGACACAATAAACCTACCGCCTCAATTCATAAACCTCTTGCGTGAAATAACAGTTTTCCTTGCCCTTAATAGGAATGAGTTTAATACTTCGGTTGAGCAACAGCTTTCTGTTTTGTATGAGCAAAAACTCTTGAAGCTAATTAGCAACTATGGGCTTGCTACCGTGCCTTTAAACCTACCTTTTTGGGTGTAATGAATGAGAAGTTCTACCAAGTTACCGTTTAAAAGTTTGGTGATTTCGGACTTCACGGGCGGGCTTAATAACGAACAAAGTCCTTATATCATAAAATTTAATGAAGCAAGCGTTTTAGAGAATTTTATTGTTGGGTTAAACGGCATAGAAAGGCGGAAAGGTTTTGTTTTTACATCTGCCAAGTTTGGTAAAACAATCCAAAACGGTTTTGCCTATCAACCTGGCAAATGGGTTTTTGTTGATGAGGATTGGAATGTTATTTTATATGACCATCAATCTCAAGGATTTAGTGTTGTTGGGCAAATTACAGGAACGTTAACACCTAAATTTGCCTTCTTTGCTCCGTATATCTGTATTGCAACTGGTGGCTCTCTCTGGCTTTTAGACACAAGCTCTAACACTTTGACCCTTTCGACAAGCCCAACCGCCAATGACGTTGTTGTTAAAGATGGAAGAGTCTGGATTGGTGGGGGTGACGAACTTTGGGCTTCGAGAGTGGGCGACCCCACTGATTGGACGAATGTTGCAACAGATGCAAGTTCTGCCCAATTCTTTCAGGTTGGATATAAAGATGGTGGAAGTATAGTTGGCTTAACATTGCTTTACAATGACATAATTATCTTTAAAACAACAGGAACTTATAGATTTGTTGGTTCTGCTAATGACGCTGCGATTTCAATAGTTTCTCATAATAGGACAGCCTTAAATAACACCTCTTACGTTTCTTTTTTTGGTGATGTAATAGTTTACGATAGCCAAGGGGCTTATAGAATATCAACTGTAATGAGATACGGCGATTTAAAGATTGACGGCATTGACATAAAGGTTTTAACGTTTTTAAGACAAAATTACGCTGGAAGGATTTTTTATTTACCGTCTCTTGAGGCGGTTGCTTTCAAACTAAACAAAGGCTTTTTGGTTTACTTTTACAGGTTTAACGCCTGGGGCGTGTGGATAACAGCTAATAATATTAACCTGCTTTTTGATGACGGTGTTGACTTAATAGGTGTAACTTCAAGGGTTTATTCTTATTCTGGGCTTTGTGATAATGTTGGATTTATAGCCGATGAAAACGGAACCATATATGAAGCAACTAATTACATAGCCGATTATCAAGGGGCTTTAGATTATTTTTATGCAACATATAAGGGCAAAAAGATAAACAACGGTTATGACTATTTTGTCAAAAGAATTGGCTTTGGTTATGAGGCTGGTAGTGACGGCGATGCTTTTTTGCAAGTTGGGGATGTCGTTTTAAATTTAAACATATCTGTTGGCGTTTCACCGTTTATTTATGATGAACAGGATGTTTATATTGCAGACGCTTCTGACAACATAAATACAACCCAATTGGCAAAAGGCTTTGTTCAAAAAAGGCAGGTTAAGCGTTCTGGCGAAATTGAGGTTATATTTAAGACAAATACTGATTTGAAACTTAATCAAATTGTTGTTGACTATGCAAACTTTGTAAGGTAGGAGGACAAAAGATGGCGTTATGGAATAAGCAGTATCCTGTTGATACTACGGCTGGTGGTGATACAATATATGACGGATTTGTGAAAGCTGAGAGTGAGTTTGATAACGTTTACGATAAACTTAATCAGTTAAGAATCGCAAGAGCAGGAACAACGCCGCCTGCTGATGCAGAAGTTAATGAATTGTGGCTTGACACTTCCGTTACGCCGCCGATTTTAAAAAGGTATGACGGAACAAGTTGGGTTGATGTAGAGCCAGCAGATTTGATTCTCTCTAAGATTTTAACAGTTGATGGTGAAGGAAGTGGGCTTGATGCTGATTTGATAAGGGGGTTGCCAGGGGATTTTACAAACAGTATAGTGAGTTCAGGTTATCAAAAGTTACCAAGCGGATTAATTATTCAATGGGGTCAAGTTACTAACGATGGAACAGGTTTGCTTTCTGTTACATTTCCAATCGCTTTTCCAAATGCTTGTTTTAGTGTTACTTATTCAGACACTGTTGGTATTGTCCCGAGTGCGGCACATACAACTTATATTAATAATATAACAACGACTGGTATGCAGGTTGATATAAATAATAGTGATGGAGCTGCTAATACAGATACTGGCATTGTGGTTAGTTGGATAGCAATAGGTTATTAAGGAGGTAAACATGAAATATGCTCTTTTTGATGAGAATGGTTTACCAAAAGCGTTTTATGATAAAGACATTCACGGCGACAAAGTTCCACAGGAAGTAATAGAAATTACGGACGAACAGTGGCTTGAGTTTATAAACAATCAAGGCAGAAGAAGGTGGGATTTTGAAAACAAGCAAGTTGTGCCCTATGAGCCACCTAAACCGAGTTTAGAGGAATTTAGAAATATTGTCAACGACCTTAGAAAAAGGAAGGTTGCCTCTCTTCTCTCAAAAACAGATTACGTTATAATCAAGTTGCAGGAAGCTAAAACGCTTGGGGATGATGATTTATACAACGAGCTTTTGCAAAAATATCAGCAAGTTCTTCAAGAGCGTGAAGAGATAAGACAATGGAACGACGGCATTAAACAAAAAATATTTAGTGCCGCAACGGTTGAAGAGCTTGAGGAAATCAAAAAGGAGATAGAGAGTTACAAGAATGATACCTAAAGAATGGCTTGAGGACTACTTTAAAAAATCAGGCGACACAGAAATAGATAAAAGTGGCAATCTTGTTGTTCTTCCATTCGGTTTCTGTGTGTGGACTATAAACGAAAATGGCGATTTATTACTTCTTCAAGTTTATGTTACCAAAGGGCAGGGTAACGGCAGAAAAATGGATGCTTTCACGATAGAACTTGCGAAAAGGATTAGTGCTAAAAAGATAGTGTTTGCTACCAAAAGAAATCCAAAGGGTTTTATACGAAAATACGGCTATAACCTTGTCGGATATATCCTTGAAAAAGAGGTGAAAAATGAGCAGTGTTGTTAAGGGCGTTAAAAAACTATTTTTTGGTGAATCACCGAAATTAGAGACATATTACCCCTCTGTGCCAGCGCCATCTGCCACAGAAAAGTGGTTGAGCGACCAAATTAAAAGCCAATATGAAGGTTTGCTGCCAAACATAAATCTTGGAACTGCATTTTCTAATGCGAAAACAGCCCTTTCTTCCATTGCTGCTGGTGAATTGCCACAAAGTTACCAGGACGCTTTAAATTCTTTTATTAAAACCCAGATGGGCGGCTTGCTTTCTAATTACGCAAGGCGTGGTATTTTAAATTCTTCACTAACAGAAAAAGCCATTTCCGATACCCTTATGCGTGCTAACGATTTAAGAGCTAACTACCTATCGCAAGCAGCAAACCTCGCAATGCAACCCTATCAACTTTCCGCAAGTGCATTACAAATGCCTTATGACTGGTATAGAACACTTATGTCCGCAAGATATAGCTTGCGTTCACAGCCTTACGTAAGTGGTGGAAGTTCAGGACTGTTAGGTGGGCTTGTCGGTGGTTTGGGTAGGGCTGCTGGTGGTTGGCTTGCTGGTAAAATCTTTTAATTCGGGGGCATAATGTTTGTTTTACAGGATAAATACGGAATGTGGGCAAATGCCTTTAATCAGGGGTTGCTTCAAGGGTTGCAAGATGCCTACAAAAGAAAATTAATGGAATACCAAAATCAGCTTGCGGAAGAAAGAGCAAAGCAGGCTTTTAATATATGGAAACAACAAAGGGATTACTTGCTCCAGCAGGAAGAACAGAAAAGGCAACAACTTCTTAATCATATTTTAGGGCAGCAAGTTGACGTTCCGCAACTTACAGAGCCGAAGTCAGAACCATTAAGCAGGCAGTTTGACGTTTCTTTTACACAGCCAAAAACCCTAACTGAAACTCTTGCTAAAAACGTTTCTCTAACTGGCCAACCGCAGCAGCTATTTAGCGATTTAAAACTTGGTGACGTTACCACCAAAAGAGAATATGTGGGCGGGTTGTTAAGCGACCTTGTCAACAAAAATCCGATGCTTGCGGATATGATAAAGGCAGAAGTTTATGGAATACAGATACCTTACGTGAGACCAAAGGTTGCTGGCTTTAAGGTTTTGGATACTGGTGAAAAACTAATTCCGACCGTGATTATGAGTGATGGACGGGTTATTATTCCAGGCGAATTTGTTAAGTCTTTATCGCCTAAAGATAGGGAATGGCTTAAAACAAAGAGAAAAGAGCTTGGTGTTAAAATCCAGATGCTTAAAAACAAAGAAGCCTTAAATGCGTTTAACACTTGGTATAAACAACAAATGCTTAACCTAAATAAACAAAGGGTTAAGGCTGAACAGGAAAGAGTAAATATCCTAAAGCAAAAAACACAGAGAACAAACGCAAAACAACCAACACCTGACACACTCTGGCAAAAAGCAGTTAGGCTTGTTAAAACAAAATACGGCATTGAGCCAGTTAAAGATATAACAGGCGAAATAGTAATCAAGAATCTCTACACAGGCGAAACGTTAGACCCTCAAACATATCAACAAATGGTTGAGCAGGCTTATAGGGAAATAACTGGGCAAGAACCACCCAAACAACCCCAACAACCAATCCAAACCCCTCAATCAGTTGAGAGATTCTTATCCAACTGGGGGATTAAATAATGGGAATTCTTGATATATTTGACGAGGGTAAGCAAGTTAAAGATACACAAGAGCAATTAAGAAATTTTATCATAGATGCCTCTAACCAAATTCCAGAGCTTAAACCTTATGCCGATAAAATAGCGCAAAAAGTTCAGAGTTTGCACGGCGACCAGCTTTTAATGTTTCTTGACGATATGGTAAAAAATACGCCTTCATTAAAACCTTATGCCAATAAAATTATTTCCAAGTTTGCTGGTGCTGGTGGTATAACCGAATCTAACATTCAGCCCGAAACTGCAGTTGCTGGCGGGCTTGTTGGTGGCGCAAGTGCTGGCGGTGTTATTGGTGCTATAAAGGGTGCTGCTTCTGCGCTTGCCACAGAACCAATTTGGGGTGAGGCTTATACCGCTTATGAAAATGTTGTTAGGAAAAAACTACCCGATTGGCTTAAAGTGCCTGCCGATGTTGCAGTTAATTTCCTAATCGGTCATCTTGTTGGCAAGCTGGGGCAGAAGGGTGAGGAAATAACACAAAAGGTTGTATCTAAAATACCAAAAGAAAAGCCAATATCAATTGATGATGTTCATAATATTCTCAAAGAAGTAGAGCAAGAAGCTACCAAAACAGGGGACAAGGAAACCGCAAAAGCCATTCAGCAGGCTAAACAGGAGATAACGCCTGAGCAATGGCAAAGGGTGGTTAGGGATATAACGCAGAAAGTTAGAGAGAAACAACCGCCGAAGCAGTCAATTGAAGATGTTGTTGATGATGTTTCGGACATAAGACCACCAGAGCCGACGCCGAAAGAGAAAATAACCAAGCAGATAAAAGATGTGATGCGAAAACAAACTGAGGATGTGCCAAATTCGCCAGGGGTTTATAAACCAACATATACGGTAAAGTCTTCTCAAGAAGAAGGCAATATAGTATTCAAACAAATAAAAGATTTAACGAGCAGAATAAAAAGAACAACAAAGACACCGGTTGTTAGGTTGTCGGCTGAATATGAAATTGAAGGTAAACCTGTAACATTGCATATATACAGAAGTAAACGCATTTCTACAATTGAGTTAGAAGGTAATACACTTCCGATAAAAGAAAAGCTAAAAGAACTTGGTTTTAAATGGGACGGTAATAGATGGGTTAAAGAGACAACCTTTGAGGATATTGGTAAAGCGTTAGAGAATGTTGAAAAAATAGGGTTTAAAAATCTTAAACAGGTTGTAGAAAAAGTTACCGACGATGCACAGTCTGGAATAACTTATTCAACATTAAATAGAGTCCAAGACAATATTAAGCAGTTTACAAAAAAACATCCTGAAATAAAACTTTACTCTGGCATCAACCCCCTAAAAGCCTTTGACGCCTTCCATTCTATAATCCGAAGCCTTGACGAAAAATACGGCGACAACAAAGTCCTTTATGCAATCCGCCAATTTGCCCGTAAATACTTGGGCGCTGATAAATACGGCTTGCCTTTTCTATCTGAAGAAAGAGAAAATCAACTGATAGATTCTCTTTACGGCAAAGCAAGACCAATTTACGCTTCCAACATCGAAAAAGGAAAGACTTATGTTGACGCCATTAAAAACTGGATAGGACATAAAAACATAACAGATGGTTTTGTAATTGAATATCTGGAATCGCCAGAATTTAGGCAGAAGGTTAGAATTGCCTCACAGAAAAACCCTATCTTAAAAGAAATAGCCGATAAGCTGGACGTTGTTAATAAGCATATAGACGACCTTTCCGAAGAATACTATCAGCGTGGGTTTATAGGCAAAAAGCAGAGAGACAAATGGCAGGGCAGATATCTATCAAGAATTTACGATATAGACGAAAAGGCTGGAATTGACAGCCTTGCCAGATTTAGACAGGCTGAAATAAAGAGCGGTAGAAAAATTGAAAACATAATGGCGTTGCCTGAAGAAGAAAGACGTAAACTTGGATACGTTGAAGATGCTCCTCTTGCCGTTTTAGACACCATTTCTAAAGCCGCCAAAAACATTGCCCTTGATGAGTGGTATAGAGATATAATCAAAATGCCTGAGCTTGTTCATCAGGATTTTGTTGTTAAGATACCAGAAGAGATTAGAAAAATTAAACCCAAACTTCCCGAATATGCATCGCCTTATTGGGTTAAAAACAGGCTGATTAAAAACTTACACCAAGAGGGTATAAGCAATGAGCTTTTGCGTAAGTTGGCGAAAGAGGCAAGAGAAAAGATAAAGGCAATTGAACAAAACGAAGAAGCACTTAAAAAAGCTGGTTGGGCTTCTTTGGGCGACAAACAAAAACTGCGTTACGGGATTCTTTCTGGTTTGCCTGTTAAAGATAAATTTGCTGGTTGGTTGAAAGGTTTCACAAGCATTACAGACGACCCCGAAGGCGTTTTTAACGCACTTGATAAAGCAATGACAACGTGGATTTCTTTGTTTAAAACCGCCAAAGTGCCTCTTAACGTTCAGGCGCTTCCACGCAACTGGGTTTCTAACATCTTTCAATGGTATTACTCAGGGGCTAATCGTCCATTAAGTTACTTTATGAGGGCGTTAAAAGAGATAAAGACAAACGGCAAATTTTATCAGCTTGCAAAAGAAAATGGACTATTCCACACAAACTTTACAGACGAAGAAATAATGAGAGTTTTAAATGAGTTGCACAGCAAAAGTAAAAACAAATTCATCAAGGCGATTACATCAATCTACAAGGCAAAGACTATTGATTCCATGATAAAACTCTATTCTGCCGTTGATGATGTTTGGAAACTTGCCAGAATGATTTATGCTTTAGAGCGTGAGAAAAAAGGAATAACCCAGGCAATAAGAACTGCACAAGACGCTCATTTTGATTATTCGCTTGTTGGCAATATTATAAGGGCTATGAGAGACCCGAACATAAAGCACGGAACGGCATTAAAGCTAATTGCCCCTCTATTCCCAACTTATATGCAAAAGTCTTGGGCTTATCTAATAGAGTCTTTAACCAAGAGACCATTCCAGACATCGCTTGTTTTGGCAGCACCAATTTTATTGGCTCACAAAATAAAACAAATACTTGAGGAAAAATATGGCAAGGACACAGTAGAAAAGGCCTACAAATATATGCCAGAATACTTACCGAAAGATACAACGATTGTTTGGTCAAAAGACGGAAAAAATTGGTTCTACATTCCAATAACCTACATTTTGCCTCACGGCTGGCTTGTTGAAACTGCCGAGGATTTAGCAAGCGGTGATTTGACGGAAGCTGGCAAAGATATCGGTGCAATGGGATTACCGATTTACACGTTGGTTGATATTATGAAAAACCAAGATAGACTTGGACGTCCGATTTACAAAGATTACGATGCCACCCTTGCTAAAATGGGCGATTGGAAAGCAAAAGGTGAAGTTGCCAAAGATGTTTTAGGCTACATTTGGCAACAAACTCTTGAGCCTGGAACTTTAACAAACTTGAGGCATTTAAGAGAAACCAAACATCCTGTTTTGCCCCGTCTTGCAGGACAGCCAGTTTATGAGTATAATATATCGGAACTTGAGCGTTGGAAAGCATTAGAACTTAAACAAAAAATCAATGAGATTAAGAAAGATATGGTGAGAATTCAAGGGCAGTATAAAAAAGGACAAATAACAAAAGAGGAAAGAAATAAAGCTCTCAAAGAACTCAAACAAAAAATCAGAGAACTTGTTGAAGGGTATAAAAATGAATTGCGTTAGCGGATTATTTTGGCTTATAGGCAGGGGATTTTTAACTATTCCTAAAAAGCTGTTTTCTTTTTTACTCTTCCCCCTTGTCTATCCTTTCAGAAATAAAATCTGGCGAAGCACTAACGCCTACTCTCAAACAAGATGGGAAATAAATAAGGTTTTAAAGAAAAACAAAGGCTGGAAGTTTCTTGTTTGGTGCTTCTTTGATGACAGCATCTATTCAGATTTCCAAAAAGACTACCATCCTTATAAACATAAAAGTAAAGTAGTGGAATTTCTTTGCTCTAAGGTGGGTTTTTGTGATTTCCTCAGAAGCTGGTATTGGGCGGGTTTGAGGAACACATCAAACAATTTGAGCCACTACTTAGCCTGGAAGGTTGGGGAATTTCAAAAAGTTATTAAAACTTGTGTTGAAAACAAGCACATTGTTTATGTGATTAAACAATTTTCCAATTGCCAGCGTCCCTACCTTGAAATAAAAATTGGTGGACTTGTTTTAAATATCGGGTGGCTAAATAACGGAAAGTTTGAAGGACCGAAAATTAGAAGGGGTTAGTTATGGGCTTAATAGACTTCTCTCTTGGCGACATAGGACAGCTTTTTAAAGACATAAGAGAAGCCATAACGGGTAAGGGAATAGAGGACCCAAACAAGCGTGCAGAAATTGAATATAAACTTTCGCAATTAGAATTTGCTCTCAAACAAGGGCAAATTGAGATAAATAAAGCCGAAGCCTCTAATCCAAACTGGTTTGTTGCAGGCTGGCGTCCATTCATCGGCTGGATAGGTGGTTTTGCCCTTGGTTATCAATTTATATTCCAACCACTTATAATTTGGGGAACAAAAATAGCTGGTTATAACATACAACCACCATCTCTTGAAACTGGAATGCTCTTTAACCTCATTCTTGCAATGCTGGGACTTGGTGGGTTCAGAACCCTTGAAAAAATGAAAGGTGTTCAGGATAGACATTAGGGGGTTCACGATGGCAATTGACACAGAAAAACTACTACTTGAAATTTATGGAACTGTGCAGGAAATAAAGGCAAGGCTTGACAGTATGGAAAACGAACAGAACAAGCACAGGGCTGGAATGAATGATTTTGAAGTGAGACTTTCTAAACTTGAAAGAATAGTTTATGCAGGTATTGCTATTGTTGCAATAATTGAGCCAATTGTTTTTGAGATAATTAAACATTATATCAGTAGGTTGTAAAAATGGATGCTTTTGAACGGGCATTTGAGCTTGTATTAAAGTTTGAAGGTGGTTATGTCAACGACCCAGATGACCCAGGCAAGGCTACCAAATTTGGGATTTCACAAAGACAATTTCCCAACTTAGACATCAAAAACCTAACAATTGAGCAAGCTAAAGAAATCTACTATAAAAACTACTGGCTTCCCGCCAAATGCGATAAAGTTGCCGACATCAATATATATCTTGCTATTCTTCTATTTGATACTACCGTAAACATCGGAATTAAAACGGCAGTCAAAATTTTACAAAAAGCAATTAATAAATATGGTTTCGCAATTAAAGAAGACGGCATAATTGGAGAAATAACCCTACAACATATAAAAGCCTGCAACGTTGAGTGTCTTATAAGGGATTTTTGTTTAGAAAGGATACGATATTATGTGGAAATAAGCAAAAAGAAAAACCTGCGTAAGTTTCTAAGAGGCTGGATTTTCCGAGTTCTGGAGGGATTTGATGAAGTTTATTTCGGTAAAAGAAAAAGCGGAAGTAGAGTTAATTCCTCTGGCTGACCTTCATTTAGGCTCTGAAAATTGTAATCTCAGACTAATTCATCAAACAATTGAATACATAAAAGAAAACCCAAAGGCAAGGGTGGTAATTCTGGGGGATGTCTTAGAAACCGCAATAATCGGCAGTAAAGGAAATCCTTATTTTGCTAAATCTCTTGAAGAAGAAGTTAAATTAGCCGTAGATGTATTAAAGCCTATAAAAGATAAGGTTTTAGGCGTGATAAATGGAAATCACGAATGTGTTGAAGCGTTTAAAACAGAAATACTAACGGCTAATGGGTGGAAAATAGCGAACGAAATTACTGAAAAAGATAAGATTGCACAGTTTGATATGGAAACAGGAGAAATTTCCTTTTCTCGCCCCCTAAAGGTGTCTTTTTATTATGTGGATAAAATTGTTAAAGTAAAAACAAACCAAGGAGAAGAACTTGTTACATTAAACCACTGTTTGGTTGTCAATGGCAAAAGGGTAAGGGTTGATAAATTAATGCAAGAGGGTCTAAACCAAAAAGACCAAAGGTTTGCGGGAAAATATAAGCACGGCAAAAAAGTTAACCTTTCCCCAGACCAAGTGAGGCTAATAACTTGGCTTGTTACAGACGGAACTTGGGTCTCTTGTTCAAGAGGAAAGAAAAGGTTGCAATGGAAACTTTCCAAAGAAAGAAAGATTAAAGAATTAACGTCTTTGCTTGAAAAATTAGGAATTCCCTATACTTTTAGGCTTGCCACCAAGTGTGGTTGCAACAAACTTCAGCCTTATTTAATTAGAGTTTATGGCAAATGGGCAAGGATTATTTATCGTTATTTAAGGGGTAAAAAACAATTTCCTGAATGGTTTAAATACTTAAACAAAGAACAACTTTTAGCTTTACTTGAAACTTTAGCTATCACGGATGGGAATTATAGCTATAACCATATCGTTTGGATTTCCACCAATAAACACAATGTAGACACCATTCAGTTGGCTTGTATTTATAATGACATTCCCTGTAAATATACTCTTAACAAGAAAAGGTCAGGTTTTAAAACGGGGAAACCACAATACCACGTTTCCATCTATCCCAACGGGATTCATTATAAGTGGGCTTCTTTCGAAGTTATTCAAGGTAAATTCAAGGTGGCAGCAATTGCAATGCCAAAACAAACTTTAATAACAAGAGTAAGTGGCAGGGTTAACTTTACTGGAAATAGTAGAATTTCTAAAGCAATAGGGCTTGATATTTTGGGGCTAATCTGCCGCAAATTAGGCATAGGCGACAAATATTCCCCCGGTTTTCTTGTTATTAGGCTTTCACTTCCCAAAACGGCTTGGTATATAGTCCTGCATCACGGTTATGGTGGCGGACGCCTAAAGGGTGGGAAGATTAATAATTTGCAGAGGTTGGGCAACTTATTCCCAAATGCTGACTTTATTCTGATGGGACACACGCACGATTTTATTATGACTACGGACAAAAAATTTATCATAGACAAAAAACACAACCTAATTAAAGAACATACCACTTATTTTATAAACGTGCCATCGTTTTTAAACTACGGGGGATATGCAGAGCAATACGCATACCCCCTGCAAAGTTCAGGCGTGGTAAAAATAACGTTGCCGAACGTGTTAAACTTCTACAAAAACAGCATCAAGATAGAGCCGTTGTTTCAATAGGTTGGGTCATTAATTATTTTCGTCTGCTTTAATTTTGAGGTATTACAGCACCTTCGGTTTGATACAGGCGAAATATATCAACGTTTTGAGCGGTTAATAGAACCTTAAAGGCATATCTCTTTGCCTGTTTCCCATTTCCATTATACCTTTCAACCGCCTCTGCCCAACTTCCAGTTTGGTTGTAGTAATATTTTAAGATTTCTGCTCCAGCTAAAGCATTTGCATAGCAGTCAAACAAGAAATCTGGATAATCAAATCTCCAAACTTTCGGGTTGATTTGCATCAACCCGATTTCTCCATATCTACCTACGGCATCGCACTTAAACCTGCTTTCTGTATATGCAACGGCGGTTAAAATATCAAGAGGCACACCCGTGCGTTGGTGTGCCACGTAAAGCGCAGAAGCAGGAATTTGGGCTTGTTGGACTGGCATTTCTGTGAGGTGGGTAATGATTAAGGTTAGTAAAATTATTACCTTATTCATCTTCCTCTCTCCCTTCACTTGCTTCCATCTCACTATCACATAAAATATTTTCACAAGTCAATTCTTTTCCTATATAAATTGCATGCTCTAATCTTTTGGCTAATTCATGTGACTTACAAAATTGGTAGTAACTTTGTATAGCGACAACTCTTTGTAAATACTCTTGTTCACTTTCCAAGAAAGACATCATTAACCTCCTCAATCTAAGTTTTACCATCTATCAATTAACATATTTTGTTTATAGGCTTTCTCCATACTCAACCTCCGCCAGAATTTCAAGGTAATGTTTCGCCTTCCTTAAATCTTCAATTCCACCCTTCCTTCTGTGACGGCAAACATACTTGATGATGTTTCCTTCACAGAAAGAAAGTTTGTTCTTTTCTATGAATTCAACGGGTTGGATAGTAAGATCTTTATAATGATTGCCACCCTCCTGTTTGTTTAATGATGATTCCGAAAATGCTTCTTTTACCCAAGATTTGAAGTCTTCTATTTCTTCTTCATAGCGAACCTTAGCTAAATTCTTTCGGAAATTCTCAATGGCTTGCTCAAATATTTCTTTTGCTTTCTTGTTGTTCATATCAAACCCTCCTTACGAAGAATTCCCTCAAATAAATTTCTGGCATTCTCAAGATTAGTTTCGCCAATATATAGCTCCATATCTGGTATTTTAAACAACAAATCCTTAACAACCCCACAACGACGGCAATATTTATACTCTATTGAATATCCTGCCTTCTTGTTTTCCTCTTTATAGGTTGACCATTTATGCAATCCCATTTTACACAACATCACTCCTCCCACCAATTTATTTTTCTCTCTCCAGACAAACCAAGTAGCCGAACAGATAACCGATGCAAGCGAAAAAGACTATAAGCCCAAAAACAGCCGCTTCGTCATAGTTCATCATTCCTCTAAGTATTCTTTTTTAAACCACTCTGCCCTTTTCTTGCGGGCTGGAGTAAAGATTGGGTTGCAGTCTTGTGTCCAATTATCAAGGCAATCTGACATTGTTTGCACAATTTCAGGCTGATGCTCTTTAAGCATGCTCCACATCGCCTTTGCTACAAGCCTCGTTTCTTCCTGTGCCTCTGGATGCAGGCGGTGAATAAAGAAGTTTAGCCAGGCGTCATAACCTCCTTGCATCCAGAATTGGGTGTAGAGGCCAAGCGGTAAGATTGTGCGAGCTTGTTCAGGCTTATAGTGTAAACTTACCATAAACCCATACTCACCTACCATATATTCGTAAGTTGGTATATAAAACCACCCAGGCGGAGTTTCGGTTGGAGGAAACCAAAATTCAAACTTTACCTTATCTCCCTTCACATACCGCCTGCTCATCTCCATATAGGAGAATGAGCGGTGGCGTTGAATCTGGCGGGCGACGAAGATGGGAACTTTGAGTTTGAAGGTGGCGATATGTTGTATGTTCTCTTCTATGTCCCACTTGTTTTTATCGAATGAGAAAGAAATACGCTCATTTCTAAAATCTTCAACATATCCAGCAACCCTAACGTCTGCTCTTCTCACAAACTCAAACGGACTCTCGTGCCCTCTTTCTATAAGTAAATTCCACAGCTTTTCTGGGTCTTTACAAAACTCATTCCCATAGCTGATAGAAGCCACAAGGCAAACCGCCTCTTTACGGGCTTCATTATTTTCGTTGGCTCTACTAAAGTCCCATAACTCTACCTTGCAAATCGGCAGGTTTTCGTATTTATAAGGGAAGGTTTCGGCTACTTTACAAATGTATTTAAGCTCTCTCATTTTCACCTCCAATTAGTTTTTAAAACGGGGCTAACAACAGCCCCAAAAATCAAAACAGCCCTTTGCTAAGCGTTACGCTACCAAACTTCGCTATACCAGAACGTTACCTGACATTACCAGGTCGCTACTTAACCGTTGCCCTACTCTATGCTACTTTACTCTACCGCAACAACACAACACCCCAACCAAACAAGACCGGACGCAACAACTCAGAACCGAAACGCTACCCGACATTACCAGACTCAACCTTGACAGTGCGACACATTACTTGACTTTACCATCACTCAATATTTTCCACTTCCACAACTTCAAATGCTCCATAATACCCCGTATTACGCCAAGGGCTAATGCCGTTTGTGATTCCGTATTCTCTCATTAAGATTTCTAAAATATCCCAAGTTACTTCTTTGTTTTTATATAGCCACAATTCAAACTGAATTACTTTGTCTCTCTTTGAATAAATGATTTCCGACCTTGATATGCTTACCTTAACCCCTTGAGGTGTGCTTGCTTTGAGCGGTCTATCTAAAATTCCGTCAACATCATCAACGATATTTTCGGGAGCAACATAATCCTGGTAAATGTAAAGGTCATAAGGCATAACCCGGACATAACGGGAAATTTTTTCTCTCAAGCCCTTGATGCCTAAAGCGTCTTTAAAGTTGTAACCAGCCTCTTTTAAAAAGCCTAACACTTGATGTCCTCTTATAACAGGCACATCAAAATCCTCGTATTTGGCACGGTAAAAAACCATAATTTTGCCAAGCTCAGATTCTTTAATGTCTGGCAGGTTGGCAAGCTGATTTTCTAAATCTTCCTTCTTATTTAGAAGGATTAGACGTTCGTGATAATCTTTTGTTTGCTCTATTTTTCGCTCCAGCTTATCAATTTCTTTGTTTAACTTGGTTAGTAGAAAATTGTTATATAACTCCTTGCTTGCTGGCGCAGAACCCAAAATCGGATTGATAAACCGAATTGTTACACGCTTTTTGCACTCTATCAGCGATAAACCCTTTTTAGACTTCACCTTAACTTTTACCGCCACCTTACACCTCCTTTACATCTTGCCCAAAAATCAGTTTTATCATTGGCTTAGGAAAATCATCGGGGATTGTGTAAATAAAATGCTTTGCTATGTCGTTATACTCTGTCTTAACCTCAAAAATTCTCTCAATACCGTCAATCAACATTTTAATCGGCTTAATAAAAGTAAACGGCGCTTGTTTCCAATAAACCATCAATCTCACAACTCACCCCCTTACCATTCAATATCTGCCTCCTCCTCTTGCTTTTCTGGCTGAGATAAAACGCTTACTTTGTTAGCTACAACTTCAATCTTTGAACGCTTCTCTCCACTTTCTGTTTCCCAATTAGACTGGCGCAACCGTCCTTCAACTAACACTTGTGTCGCTTTTGATAGCTTCTGCACAAGTGTGTCGGCATAATCGCCCCAAACAACTACGTCTATAAACACCGTGTCATCTTGCCAATCGCCATTTTTGTCCTTGTAGGGATTATTAACGGCGATTCTAAAACGTATATAAGGCGTCCCGCCCTGCGTGTGGGAAAGTTCAGGGTCAGCAACAAGGCGTCCGATTAAAAAGACTTTGTTTAAGTTAGCCATTATTGTCCTCCTTGTATTGTTGCATTAAATAAATTGCCTTCCTTAATGCCTCAATATGTGTCTCACCAAAATCTGACTCTATCTCTCCTTGTAATTTGACACGTGCAACATAACCCTTAATCCACCAAATAATATCTTGAATGGCATAAATATCCTCAGCTATAATTTTCATATTAACCTCCAATATACTCTTCGCAATAATCTTTATAAAAGCACCACCTACACCCATTCCAACTCGGCGGAAAACAGCATTCTTCTCGGCAGGCTTTTATCATTTTGACTGCCGTGAGAAGTTCGTTAAGGCGTTGGTGAATGAGTAGGTCGCTGACTGGAACATATTCAATGTGCAGTTTTTTGAAAGCCCTTGTTTGTCTATCAATCTCAAAAAGTAAATAAACGGGCTTAATATCCTTGGGCTTCAGGTAGTAAGAATAAAGGGCAAGCTGGTAAGAAATTTTTGAGCGGAAATTGTCGGGATTAGTGGTTATCTTGTATTCAAGGGCAACACTATTATCACAGATGGCGTCTATCACCCCTTTAAACGCCTGCCCTTTAACTACAACTTTAAATTCGTGTTCTACCGCTTTTATTCTTGCTCCTTCTCCTCTAAGCCAATCAGCAAGAGCAGTAACAAAAGGAACGGCATCAGAATGTATATTATCATCGCCTCTTCCCCATTTTTCCAATTCTTTATGCACCCAACTGCCGAATTCAATAGCAGGGCTTACCTTTGCTGGTAAGCCCGCAATGTAAGAAAGGTAATAAGCACGGGGGCAATTGAGAAATGTTTCTATTGAGCTAACCGATTCGTAGTCTCTTGCCATTTCTATTCTCCACTTAGGAGCTTGCCTGTAAACTCTTTGGCTTCTTTGTAGGTTATTTTAGCTAACGCCTTGTTTAATGCATTAACCGGATTATGCCCGATTTCGTTTAATTGGTTATACCAAACTTTTTTGGCTTCCTCTATAACTTTAAGCGCTTCCTCTTTTGTTAGCTCTTTAGAACTGGACTTCCCGAATTCTTCCTTGATAAACGCCTTATAATCCCAATCAGTCAGTCCAGCCCAAGCGTGAATGCCCTTAATGTACTTCTCTTCTAACTGCCCAGTTTTGCTGCTATTACTGGACTGGCTATTAGTAGGGCTATTAGGAGTAGAAGAAACCAATCCTCCATTTTCGCCTCTGATTAGGTTAAGGATTTTGGAAAAATCGGGGGTGATATCATCTGGCAGTTTACCCGAGCGGTCTTTTGCATACCATTTGGCAGTTGGTTTAACCGACACGACTCTTGAGCCATCCTTTAGAACTCTCATATAGCCCACAATATCGACGATGGCAGGAATAGCAACTTTTAACTGACCAGGAACGGCGGGACGCTTAACTAAACTATCCTCGTCTTTTTCCTCAGTTTCAAGAGCAACAAAAATCGTGTTTATGTTTTTGGCTTGTAAGTGCCAGATGAGCTTTTTGATTCGCTTAACAACCTCGCCCCAATCTTGAATACGAGCTGTTTCTCGCTTATTCTCTCTTAATATTTCGTCCATTAATAGTTCGGCATATCTTGTGATAGAGTCAATCACAACTGTTTGATAACCATTATTAAGAGCATATTTAACTGCTTCCCGTGCATCGGCAAGAGTATCAACTTGGGCAATATCAACATTCTTTCCTAAAAGAGAAAGACTGCCATTTTCAAGGTCTATAATGAGCGGTTTAGGGGCGGTTGACGCAAAAGTTGTTTTACCAACCCCTGGTGGTCCGTAAACCAACATATTGACTGTAATCTGTTTTTGTAAGTCAGATGCTTTAAGTATTTTGAAACCCATTATTCACCTCCTTTTGCGTATTCCCAACTTCCACACTTAGGGCACTTCCCATTCCACCCAGGAAATGGATACCAGGTATGCCCACAATCTTTACATCTATAAGGTCCATCATCCTCATCACTACTCCCAAAACCGCCATCACCTCTGTTTGTTTTGGTTAACTCATCAGATTCCACAACTGGCATTCCCAAAATGGGAATCGGCACTAATTGAGCAATTTTTTCGCCTGCCTTAATTTGTTGAACCTTACCGCTATGATTTTCAAGGCAAACGATAATCTCGCCCCTGTAATCGGGGTCAATTACTCCTGCCACACAAACTAATCTACGCTTGGTGGCAATACTTGAGCGGTCTTTGATAAACGCCCCCCACATTGGTGGCAGTTCAATCGCAATTCCCGTTCTAACCTTTGCCATCCCTATTCCGCCGTTCTCGTCAACAGCAGGAATGGTAACGTCTTCTAAGGCATAAAGGTCATAGCCAAGCGCCTCGTTATACGCCCTTGTTGGTAGTTTTGCGTTAGGATGAAGCCTTTTAACCCTCATTTAATACCTCCTTCGCTTTTTGTATTAACTCTCTTGCATCTTGCGTTCTGCCTTGTTTGAGTGCTAATTCGGCTAATTCAAGCAAATCTAACGCCTCAGCTTGTTCATCGGTCAGCTCAACAAATTCCTCGTGCATTGGCTTGCTTCCGTAAAAACCAACGCATTCTTCGTAAGTTTCGGCATCTTCATAAATTTGTTCTTTTAGTTTCTCTATTTCGGCTAACATTTTAGCCCCCGTATAATGTTGTCAATTTTTGATTTCATACTATAAAGCTCTTGGACTATCTTAAACTTACTCTGCTTAGTAGCTTCGTCTAAAGCAACCTGAATTGCTGACTTTACCTGGTTTAACTGAGCCTTCAAAAGGTGGTTTTTTAAAATATCATCACTCATTACCACCTCCCAAATACCGCTCAATTGTTTTAGATAAAGACAAAAGAAAGTTCTTTGCTTTTTCTTCGCTTTCATATTTCCCAACAACCCACTCATCTCCGCTGTCTGTTTTTACTATAACTCTGTTTTCACCATCTATCCATATCGCCTCTATTTTGCTTGCAATTATCATACCTCTGCCAGAAACAGTTTTAATCCACATGTTGCACCTCCTTAAGGTATTTTTTTGAATCTTGCTCAAATTCTTTTAGTAGAACTTCATCTAAACAATTAATTACATTGAATTGCTTATGTTTTGTCAAACAATATTTAGAAGAATATTTTTCAACTATATTTTGAGGTAAATCATACACATACACATTGCCAACAATGTATTTGCCATAAAAACCGACGTGACCGCCAGGTGTTAATTTTTCATAAAATTGACCTGGAAGAACTAAAATCGTTAAATGCGTTCCGTCATAAGAGCCATAAAATAAATGTGCCAATTTTACCAGCATTTTGCACCTCCGATTTCTTGTCTTCCCACCCCAAAGCAGTCCACTTCCCAGGGCTTGGTAACCCTCCGCAGGGGGCAACCCTACGGCGGACTTCGGGCTCTTAACCCTACTCGCTCTGGCGTCCGCCCTTATTCAACTGTCAAAGAACGTTTACGTTGGTAAATATAGAACATCAATTTTTGTTTGTCAAGGTTGACAGGCTAAAAAAGTTGACTAATTTAGTTAGATAAAGAAAGATAAGGAGGTAAATAATGAAACTAAAAGAGTGGTTAGATAAACAATTGGGCACAAAAAAAGAGTTTGCGGAAAAAATTGGTGTTAGTAGATATACGTTATACAAATATCTCAACGGTGAGGCTACGCCTCGTTTAGAAATAGCACTAAGGATACAAAAGGTCACAAATGGTGAGGTAAGGGTTGAAGATTTGATTAAAACGTGATATAATTTTTCATAGTTCCCCATACTTGCACCTCCTATGCTGGGACTCTCCCTGAGAAGCCCCTCATTTAGAGGGGCTTGTTTTAAAATAATTTCAGTTGTGCTTTTTGAAATTCAAATTTTTGTTTTGCTTGCTTAATAATATCAGTCAGTTCGGCGTCTATATGAAATTTGCCATCGACGTCTTTGTCTAAATCCACCATTTGTTTTACTCTATTTTTTGCAAAAGTATCACCCTCAAAAGCCATACACAGGACATCTATTATATCTTTTTTACTAATAAAGCAGGGAAAACAACCGACACGTTTGAAACCTCTTTCGTAGAGTGGATTAATCGGAATGTTTCTATTTTTGAGTTCTTTAAAAACCTCTCTTTCAGTTAAATCTTTAATTGGATACCGAAAGAAAATGTCAAAAGGATATTTCTCGCCAAATCTTGTTTTTTGTCCAACTTTTAGAAGAAAATCCTTTGTATTCCTTCGTGCAACGCTTTCTTCCTTTCTAATCCCAATCCAGACTTCTGCTAATTTAAATGGAAAAGAAAAGTAAAAACTTTCATAAAATTTTCTTTGAATTTCCGTTTTTAAAATCTGTGTGCAATATCGCCTTCGGGGAGAGGGAAATATTGTTTTCTTCCTTATTAGAGCAGGGAGACCACCTTCAAATCCACAAATCCTGTAAATCTTAATCCCGAAGAACGTTTCTAATTGCTTAAGATAGCGATAAGTAGCTGGATGCTCCCAGTTTGTGTCAGCAAACACAGCAACAACCGGAATATCAGTTCCTTTGTATTTTTCAAGAGCAAGGGCAAGGGTAAGTGTTGAGTCCTTACCTCCGCTTACAGAAACAAAACAGACTTTTTCTATCATAGCTCTACCCCCTCAATATCTCCATTTTCTTCTATCTCTTTATCTTCAGGTAAGACAAAAACATAAACCTTTCTTCTATCCCCGTTGACACTTATTGTTGTTCTATTCCTATCAGCGTGCTTTTCCATTATTCCTGCTTATCCTTAAATAGTTCCGGTATATTCTTTTTCAACCACTCATAAGCCTCTTCTCTTGTTTCAAACCATCCTACCCCCTTTACTTCTTCTTCACCTATTTGGAACCACCAAGCATATTTATCCAATTCATCATCCCAATCAAGAAAAATTCTTTTCACCTGTGCAAGGTTAATCCAATCATCTCTTCTTCTTTTTATCCACCTCATTTTTGCCCCCTTTTAAAGATTTATATCTTCTATACCACAATCTTGTTCATTAGGTTGAACGGAAGATTCATACCATCCCGTAATTTCTGGAATAACCTCCCCTTTTTCGGGTGGTCTTGTTGGTTCGTTTGTTTTAATAACCACACAATACCTTGCTTTTTCTGACTTTACGATTGCCTCAACATATCTTGCAGAATCAATAATGGCAGAAGCGCCCCTTACGGAAGACATTAACTTCTGAATATCGTTTATCCTAACAAGCCCATCGTCTTCCCTAATTACATTCTTTTCTTCTATTTTGGCGTCTTTAATTGCAGCTTTATTAAAATGATGGATAAAAATTACAGCTTTTTTCTTTTTAGAATACTTCTCTTTTGACAAAATTACGTGTATTTCGTCAAAAACCTTACGAACCAACATATTATCGTTTTCATCGCCACTTACAAAAGAAAGTAAAGGGTCAAGGAAAATTACATCGTATTCATCAAGAAGCTCCTCTAAAATATCAAAAGCCCGCCTATTGAGTCTCTTTTTATCAAGAGAAACAAAAGGTTCAGGAGCACCAATCATAAACTCAACTCTTTCTTCTTTCTCTATTTCCCAAAATTCTGACATAAAAGACATATATTTAATTTTTCGCAATAAGCTCCTCTTATCGTGTTCGGTTGTCCAGAACAAAACTTTTAAATCCTCTTGTCTTGCTATACGATAAGCCGTCATAAGCGCAAAAGTCGTTTTTCCCTGCCCGCCGAACCCAGCAATGACGCTAATTTTACCAACAGGAAACCTACCTATAATCGGCGGTTTCCAATCGTCATCATTCTGTTTAAAAAGCTCTGGTGTAGATATTATATAACGAGAGCTCCTATCCAACCCCACAAACCCAGAATACACGTCTGCCAGTGCAGGGAAGGTTTCATTTATGCTCTTCGCTTTCTCAAAATATTTTCTCTTTTTAAATTCGCTCCATTGCTCTTGAAAAATCAGAGCAGCTTTAGATAATTCCTCTATTTTGCCAGAAGTTAAAATATCAAAAACAGTTATTCCGTGTTTTGCTATCGCCTCATTAATGTCCTTTCCGCCACTATAGATGTTTTCATCAACTAAAACCGATATATACTCACTCACTTTTCTTTTGCGAGACTCTCTATAAAGGCTAACAACCGCCTGCCGTCCAGCCCCCATACTGGTAAGTGTCATTTCGTCAAAGTCTGGGAGTATTACCGGGAAGAAATTAAATTGACTAACTTTATCTTCAAGCAAGAAGGTGTAATTATTTGCTGACCCCACAGATAGGGCGGGAAGTAATGAGTCTGCATAAACACTTATTGCGTCTGTTTCTCCTTCTGTTACAAAAACTGGATAAACCCAACCGTCCTGCTGTTTTATATAATCCTGTAAAAAACCAAGTCCACCAAAGTAACAAGGCATTTTTTTATCAACTACTTTATAAACTCTTGAACTTCGGGAGCTACTTTCAATATTCCGGAATTTAATCGCCACAAGATGACCACTTAAAGAGTAGTAAGGAAAAACAAGCCACCCAATTTTTGTGCTTATTTTTATTTTTTCTTCAAGACGCTTAATAAGAGGGTTATTAAAATCAAGCAAAGATTCGGTTATAAGCCCAATTCTAAAAAACTTTATTGCTCCCTCAAGGTTGTCTCTACCTGTTTTGTGCGGGAGCAAGGTTGTGGTATAATTGCTTAACATTTCTTTATTGGCTTGCTCAACAAAAGAAACAGCCTCTTTATAAAAGCCCTGCTCTTTGCGGGGCTTTCCATCTATTATTCCCAATTTTTGTTTTATATCCCAAATAGTTCCAGATTCACCACAGGCAAAGCACTTATAAAACAAACTATCGCCAATCTGGTAAATATTAAACGAGTGATGTTTTTCTTCGTGAAAAGGACAAAGTCCCATCCAGCGATTTGGATACGGCTTCCAGTTAAAATCATGTTTTGGGAATAGTTCTTCAAACAGCTGAGCAAATTCTTCAAGAGTCATTTATTCCTCCTTAAATTCAAGAATTTCAAACCATTTAACTGTATATTTGCCGACTGGGATGCGGGTTTCTGTGTAATTAAATTTTACACCCAAACGCAAAGAAGCTCTCAAAACTCCATTCCAAGTCCTTGTTATTCTTTGTTTATAATTGAGTGCCAATTTATCGTCTTTTACATTATCAAGAGCAGACGTAGATATACCAAGAAAGTAAACGGCAAGAAAGTCACAATAATTCTTCTTCTGGGGTCGCTTAGATAAAAGAAGCAATAACAAATCAATCGGTGTATTGTTGCTTGTTTTTGTAAGCTCTTTTTCGTCTAAAAATATGTTTTTGTCGTTTTGAAACAGATTATCAAACTCCTTATTCACATCAAACTCAATCCGTCTTTGTCTACCAAAAGGCTTAATTTCCGAAACCTCAAACAAATTTCGGTTGTTACACAAACAAAAACGTAGCTCTGTTATAACCTTTGGAAAAACAAGAGTTGTGGGGGTTTTGGTAAGCTTAGATATTGTTTCACTTGTTATTCTTTTTGTTTGCCAAGAAAGTAAAACCGCCTTTAAAGCCAAGGGCGAGAGTTGATTTTGGATAATAAGGTCGCCAGAACGACGCTTGCTTTGAATAATACCACCAGTTAAAGGATGGTCGGCGAAAAACATCGGCACATACATCATTACCTCCTTAATCGTTTCTTTAATTATAGGACAAATTTTTACACTTTGCAACCTCTAATTTATATTTTCGCATTTTTATTTGTCGATAGGTTATCTTTTGCTTTTTAACTATTTTCTTTTTACCTCTCAATATGTTTGTTTTATAAAAGCAAAACGTTGCTTTTAATAACCCGTAAAATTAAGGCATTCAAGCCGTTGTGTCGCAAACACTTTACTCCCTTAAAAATTTAAATTCTTTAAGAATTTAAATAAGGGGGTGGCTGTAAAAGCCACCCCCTCGTAAATAAAAGGAAGGAAATGAGGAGTATATATGTGGCGAGACAACGATGTGTCGTTCTGTGGTATAATTTATCCAACCACTTCTGAGGCTTAAATGCTTATTTGCGGAATTGACCCTGGAAAAACAGGTGGCGTGGCTTTCGTGAGTTTACAAGGTAGCGACGCTGAGGTTTTTGATATGCCAGCCCTGCCTGACCTTGTTTCCATTCTTAAAGAACGGCAGTCCTCTATTCTCCGTGTTTTTATTGAAAAGCAGCAGGTTTTTAAAGGGCAGGGAATAGTTTCCTCTGGCAACTTAATGAAACATTACGGCGAAATTCTTGGCGTCCTAACCGCCCTTTCCATTCCGTTTGAAGAAATCCCACCTAAACGCTGGCAGGCGGTTATTCACGGCGGGAAGCATTCAAAGAAGAGTAGGAAAGAGAAAAAGCAGGCGAGTATTCAAAAGGCTAAGCAGATGTTTCCAGAGCTTGAGATAGGAAAGAAGGATGGAAGAGCTGAGGCATTGTTAATCGCTGAATATGGCAGGAGGCTGTTATGTTTTGCAGGGTAGAAATTAAGGTTTACGATGAAGGCGAAGGACTTTATGAGGTAGCGGTTTATATTAACGGGCAGTTCTTTGAAAGCAAAATAATGGATGAGGATGAGCTGGCTGCCTACGGGCTTCAGGATGAAGAGCGGATTTGAGGGTTCGGAAATTTTCCCGAAACGTTGATATATTCGCCGAATTTCGTTTTGGAGTATAATTACATATCTGATGAGTGGAAAATTGAATAGAGAGCAAATTATAGGGGTCAGAGGTGAAATTAGGGGATGATGTGAAGGGTAGATTAGAGGCGGTGAGAAACAAATATGAGTTTGAGAGGTTGCTTACTCCTTCTGATGTTGCTTGGGTTTTAAAAGTGAGTAAGCGTTACGTCATTCGCCTGTGGGAGTTTGGAAAATTACGGGGCGTGAAGGTTGGTAGGTTTGTGAGGTTTGAGGCAGAGGAAGTAAAGAGGTTTATTGAAAACAATCGGGAGTAAGGGCGAACCTGCTAAGTGTTTTGTGGTTTGGTGCGAACCTGCTAAGCGATAGATGGGTTTGGAATAACTTGTTGCAACGACGATAAATAAAATGAAGCCCGAACCTGTTGGGTGAAGGGTAGGTTCGGGCGGGATAGCCCGCACGGGCGGGCTATAAGTTTTTTCCTTTTTCTGTAAGTTCTACCCAGGTTTCCCGATGTTTTCCAACATTTTTCAAGATGCGCACCAATCCTTTCTCCTCGAGTTGGTGCGACACCCTTGCCGTTGCTGCCGTGTGTGTTGGTCCTGCATATTTCCAATGGATTCTTGGGGTAATAAGTAAGTCGTGATAAAGCCTGCCCTTGCCACCAAGCTCGCCCAGCTTTTGCAACATTTCTTTTTGCCTTTTGGTCAGTCTCATCTTGCACCTCCTCTTTAATCTGGTTTTTAAGGATTCTCTGATTCTAATTTTATAATTTTTTCAATTAGATAGTAGAAGGTTTTTGAATAAACCCTTCTACCATCTATTTTTATATGCTTTCTAAGTCTCCAGCCCCTGAAATCTCTACAGGGGCTGGTTTTTATGTCGACTGTGTGATTTTTAATTTTCCCTTTTATCACTTCTATACTAAAATAATCTTTGAGGCGCTCTCGCGCCTCTTTAGATTTATTAAAATTGAATGCAAAATCGACATCATCGATAAATAAAATCTGATGTATTTTTTTTACTTCTTCTTTACTTAGTCTCCTGTTTTTTACTCTTATCATCTTTTACCTCCTTAGTTTTCGTTTTACTGCTAATATACAACCGTCAACCTGATTTGTCAACCCTTATTGACACAAAAAGTGTTATATTTAGAAGTGAAGTATTGATTTGCAAAGGTTTTCTTTTAAAACATTAGGCGGTAAATAATTTTGTTAGGATTGCCTAATTGTTCTCAAAAATGGGGTTGAAAAGTGCGGGAAGTGTGATAGAGTGGTAACCAAGGGGTATACAAAATGCTTGAATTTGATAGCCTTCCACGTTCTTTAAAGAAGTTGTTGATGGTTTGGACTGAACCCGACAATTGGGGTTTAAACCTTAGGCAGGCTTGTGAACTTGCAGGCGTAAAATATTCCACGGCAAGGCAACTTATTAGGCGTGTTGGGACTAATGATTTTTACGAACTGAAAGCAAGGTTAATTGATAAAGCGCTTGCACGTGTCCATGGTGAGGTAATGAAGGTTTTGGCTGAAAAAATACGCAAGGGAAATACCCGGGCAATAGAGCTTTATCTAAAGACAAGTGGGCGGATAACTGAAAGACTGGAACTAAATGGAAGTCTTAACCTTGACGTTCAAAACAGGTTGC